TCTACTATTAGCGGTTGAGTTAATAATTCTGTTGTAACATTTGCTGTTAATGCTGCTGATTTAATAGCTGTAATACTATTATTTGTAATTGTCACTGTAGGTGTGCCAGCAGATGTAACAAGTATCGATTTAATAACAATAGTTTCATTGACTGCGGGAATACCAGACCCTAATGGTGTAAGTGCTCCACCACTTGTGCTGTTATCTATACCTACAAATTTATATTGGTTTACTACTGCCATTAATCTAAAAAGAAACTTCTAGCTTCTATCTCCTGTTTTAATTCTTCTTGAAATGTTGTGTTAAGTTTTTCAAGAACTGCATCTAAATCTCTAACTAAAGACTGTGCTACGTCTTCCTCATACTCTGAACTTGCTCTAGTTAATGATTGTACTATTTTAGCCATTATAAACTTGCAATCCCTCCTCTACCATAACCAGTCCTTCCTCTGCCGGTTTCATTAGAAAAATTTTCATTAGTACCTGTATTTTGAGAGGCAAAATTTCCACCACCTCCACCACCTTGATAATCTGCTCCTGAATAAATTACATCATCAATTTTTACAACACCTGCACCACTATCTAGTAATGCATCTTCATAGTTTCCGTAATCTTTTCCAGAAGTCATTCGATCTGTAATTCTATTTAATCTTTTATCTGCTATTCTTTGATCTCTAGCAGCTTCGTATGCAGCTTGTGTGTCATAACCTGTAAGTTGTTTTCTATATTTATTTCCTAACATTGCTAAACCTGTTATTCCAGCAAAAGGTAGTAAAGAAGAACCTGCACTTTTCATTAAAGTATTTGCTCCTAACCTTAATCCTGCTCTTTTAAACATATTTGTTAAATTACCAGGAGAAAAAGCTTGATTAATTCCACCACCTGTTAGTACGTCAATCGCTGTGTTTTCTGGAGCAGCTATACCTAATTTTTCATAAGCTATTTCTAAAGCTTTGTTCATACCATATTGTTTTGCTAATGGTATTGCTATAGCCATTACTAATTGTTCCATTATCGTCTTCCTCCAGTTTGTATATCTAACCTAAAAGTTCCTAGTTTCCAACTGGTATCTACTGCCGTATTAGATATTGTAAGAGCTATAGCTCTACCTCTAGCTCGTGTGTCTACTTTATCTGTTGTAGAAGATACTGTAAACGGACCTAACGATGAGCTTGCAGCTGTGTCGTTTGGATAATTTCTTAAATCTAATTGTACAATAGCGTTTCCTTGTTGTGCTATAAAATCTGGTATAATTCTACTAACTCTCATGATGTTTTCTCCATCACCTCTAAGATCACCTAAGTTAGTTGCAGCTCCTCTAATAACTTTTTGTGTAATATCATAATCACCAGATGTAATATTAGCAGGTATAGCTGTTGTCACTCCAAGTCTTACTTGATTAACGCCTGTTTCATGTTCATAGTAATAAGAAATTCCTTCAGTGTTACCAACGACATCAAAAGATGTGTCTGTGCCTGCATCGTATTGAGTTGCATGTGGTAAACCAAATACAGCAGAATCTTGCCATGTAGTTCTAATAAATAAAGAACTTGCATTTACAAACCATATAGGTCTTTTAGGTGTAGAATCTAAATAACTATATGTAACTGACTGAGTATTTACATTAGAATTAGCTTCTGGATAAAACCATGTTACTTCTCCAAACAAGTTATTAATACCTGCATAAACCATTTGATTAGATGTGGTGTTAAGGTTGTCATAAACATAGTCTTCAACTAAGCAGTCCATCGATTCTAGTTTACCAGTGTATCTAAAGAAACCATTATCAGACATCCAGTACGCAGCACCATCAACTTCAACAGCTGCATTCTTACCTATCAATCCGCAGTTAGTTCCAACCTGTTCAAAAGCAAATGTAAACGGAGTTCCAACAAAACGCATGGTAAATAAAGAAGTGTCACTCCAAACATAAATTGCATTTCTACCTAGTTTAGCACCCATGATCCGTGATCCGGCGGCCAGTCTTTGTGTACCAGCACTATTTTCTGCAGTAGGTGTGTAGTCTGTAATATCTTCTTGAGACGAGAATCTAATAAACATTTCATCTTGTGTTGTCTTATCACCAATAGTTGTTTCTGTTCCAAAAAATACTAAGTGACGGTCAGGTGTTGACACTAACATATCACGTGACGCTGTTGGAGCACCGGTTATAATAGTTGCTCTTGTTGTTACAGCATTAGCTAAGTCTGAATCCCATTGAAAACATTCATTATTAAAAATTAAAGCTATAAGTGTACTTCCTAAATTATCTAAAGACCACATACCAGGTTCAGCTACTTTATCCGTGGTCGCTGCTGCTTGGCCCCATGCTGAATAAGAACTAAAATTAGTAACGGTTGCACCATTACTGTGAGAGGCATTAGTTGTTCCTCTAACGTTTCTAGTAATTCCAGTAAAACTAGTGGCTGTTAAACCTGTGTAAGATATTTCTTCATTATCTACTTGTATAAAATTTGTTCCACTAGACGGAAACCCGGTTGTGCTAGCTACATTAATTGTAGTTCCAGTTCCACCAGTTCCAGCAGAGTCAGCATTTAATGCTCCATTTAAAGTTGTAGTTTGTGGATTAGTAACTGAACCACCCCATTGAGATATACCATAACCAAAAACTCCAACCTGTTCAGCAGGACCAACATGGTAATATTGAAAATAAGTTATACCCCCAGAAGTAGATGCTCCACTTCCAGTCTCATTACTTGGCATCGTAATTGTAAGAGTAGTGGTTGATGGTACGCTTGTTACCATAAATTTTTTGTCAGCAAAATCAGAAGCTCCAAAATTAGAGTTAGTTATTGAACTAAAAGTGCTTGTACCACCAAATAATATAATATCTCCTGTTTGAAAATTATGTGCAGTAGAAAAAGTTATAGTTACTTCTGGTTCTCCATTTGTTGTACTAAAAGCATTAGTGATAGCTGTGCCTGATGGGTTAACTAAGGGATGTATATCGTAATACACTCCCCCTGTATAAACGTATAAAATTCTATTGGTTCCTATGATAGAATATTTAATACCTGATTTACTAACCATGTGATGTAAACCCCTAGCCGCACCTGTCAATTTATCACTTCCTAATTGAGACCAACCTCCTATTTTTTCAGGTGTACCATATCTAAAACGTACATTTTCTCCTCCAGTCCACTGTGATTCAGCGCCGGTAGCTGTGACTTGTTTATTGAATCCTGGTAAAAAACCTAATTTTTGTAGCATATAAAACCTTTGAAATATTTGATTTACAGTATATATTAAATACAGATAGAATGAAAGTAGCAATATAATGAGATTAGCTTATTCAATACCTAATAAATTATGGTGGATTCATGATTTTTTATCTTTTGATATGTATAAAGGTATTCATGATAGTATTATAAAAGAAAGAAAAAATATTAATTTACATAATACAAGAGGATTATGGAGTGAAGATTTAATTTCACATATTAAAGCTCCGGATAGAGTGGGTGTATCAAACTACCCTCCTTTTTTAAAATTAGAAACTTTAATTAAACATAATAAATTTTTTTCTATTGATAATGTTAAAAACACTGTAACTAATATTCACTACATGAAAAAAGATACAGGTATTCAATGGCACAATGATGGTAAGTGGAAATATGGAGCAACTTACTATATCAATAGAAGATGGAATAAAAACTTTGGTGGAGAGTTTATGTTTACTGATAACTTAGGTCATGGTTTTTTGCCTTATGTAGGAAACTCTTTAGTTATAGTTAAATCACCTTTAGAACATAAAGTTAATCCCATAAGGTCTAAAATTATGCCTAGAATAACTATACAAATTTTTATGAAATAAAATGCTATTAAATATATGAACGAAAAAACAGTTAATATAAATAATTTTATAGGTGTGTATGATAATTACATTACACCTGAAGAATGTAATAAAGCTATTAAATTATATGAAGATCAAAATAAATTTAATAATACAATTAATAGAATTGGTGGAGAAAAAGCCTCTATATTACAAAAACAAGACCAACAGTTTTTTGCAGCACCTTTTAATTTAGATGTGTGGTGGGAATCATTAAAACCCATAGTGTTTAATTTCGATATAGCCTGGAATCATTATATTCAGAATACTGGAGCAAATGATGCTTACGGAGTTCCTTTTCATTTTACAGATATGAAGATACAAAAAACTTTACCTACAGAAGGTTATCATGTTTGGCATATAGAACATGGAAAAGGTTTTAGTAATGAGCCACGTGCTTTTGTTTTTTCTATTTATTTAAATGATGTGGAAGAGGGTGGAGAAACAGAATTTCTACATTTTTCAAAAAGAGTAAAACCTAAAACAGGTAGAATAGTTATTTGGCCAGCAGGTTTTCCCTATGTCCATAGAGGAAATTCACCGCTATCTGGTGAAAAATATATTTTAACTTCTTGGATGATGTTGAGATAATTAAGAAGAATAAGAAGTAGGTCTTGCACCTAATCTAGCAATTTTTTCAGCTTCAGTTTCTGAAGAATCACCATTTTCATCTACTAAATTATCATTATCCCAATCACTTTGTAATTGAGCTAAATGAGCTGAATCCCATTTAGTAATAAAATCTTGAAAATCACCTAAGTTAGCGTCTTCCCAAGTAGCATGTGAAGTTTCGTCTCTGTATTCTACTGTATCTTTAGGATTTGTTGTTCCATATTGAATAGCCCATATGTTAGACCATTTAGCTAATCCCCAAAAATCATTATCTGAAATTACGTATGAAGTGCTATAACCATTTTCATTTATTACGCTATGATTAATTATCATTTTGTCATCAAATATTACTGTCCATTGTGCGTTTGTTGCCATAATTTCTCCTACGTCTTAATAATATAAATAATCGTTAAATAAGGTTGTAAAACCGAAGTAGCATCTCCACTAAAGTTTGCACTCATGTTGTGTTGGTGACCTGAACCTGAACCAGTGCTTCCTGTGTTGTTCCCACTTGCAATAGTTCTTGTTGGTCCCCCTGCTCCAGTTCCAGAACCCGCACCAGCACCACTGTGACTGTGAGATGCAAGTTGAGCTGTTGATAAACTTGCGTTAGCTGTTGTACCACCAACGTTTCCAGTTGAAGTTACAGTTTCTGCTCCTGCAGCAGATGCTAAAGCTTTATTATTTGATTTACCTACTGCAACTTTATCAGACAAATTAGGTACATTGAAAGTTGAAGAGCCATCACCACCACCATAAGTAGAGGCTACAATTGCAAATAACGCAGAGTATGTTGATCTTGAAACTGCTTGACCATTACACTCTAAAAAACCTGTTGGCACTGAAGCAGAAGACCACGGTACAATAGTAGCTGTAGGAATTCCCTCGATACCTGTAAGGTTTGCTCCTGAAAAATCGTATTTTGTTGCTTCGTAATTTGACATATTATTTCTCCGTGTAAGTCCATCCCACATCTGAACCAGAAAAAACTAATCCAAATGCTGCACCTTCAGTGTTTACTACTAGATCTGATGATGCGTTAGCTATTTTAGAACTATTTCTTCCAACAGTCAATGCGTTAGTATCAAATGTGTATCTTGAATCTACAAAAGTAACCTCATCACCAACTGCAGGTGATGCAGGTAGAGTTATTGTTACAGCTCCGCCGTTGGTTGCTACAAATAATTTTGCGCCAGCTTGCACTGTTTCTGCTGCACTTACTGTTCTCCATTTTCTGTACTCGTTTGCACTTACTATATTTGTTCCATCAGAATAAACTACATAACAATTACCTTCACATAATAACACACCTGTGCCTGAAGCTGTTTTAAAAGTTAACGTATTTCCTGCATGATCAGTTCCATCAATTACATTAAAAACTTTTTCAATGCTGTCTGGTAAAGTTACTGTTCTATTAGCTGCTAAAGTGCCTGTAAATTTTAAAGTTGCATTTCTTGCATTAGAAATAGTTGCATCAGTCATAGCAAGAGTAACATCACCAGATGCTACATCTATTGCTTGATAACCTGCAACAGATTGTTGAATTAAGTTTAAATTAGCGTTAGTTTTTGTTCCCCATGTACCAGCGTTTTCGCCAGTAGCCATAAGTTCTAGTTTAAGATCTGATGAATATGATGATGCCATTGTTTATATTCCTTATTTTTGTTATTTATATTAGTTATTTATTGTCAAGTCAAATACATTTATGCAGGAGTTTTTATTGTATATCCTGTGCTGGTTTTAGGTGTTTGTGTTGAATAACCACTAACCGAAGTTTTAGGTGTTAATTTTTCATAGGTACCTGGGAAAGCTATTCCTGTGTTATTGACAGTTGCTTCAAGTTCTAAACCAGTTAATCCCATAGTCATTTCTGTAGGAGAAATAGTTCCTGTGCTTGAAGTTGATAATACTCCCGTTAATGGAACTCCTATTGCAGGAATAATAGATCCAACACTAGATGTAGATGATACTCCCGTTATATTAAGTATTAATCTTTCAACTATCTCTACATCTCCAACACTTGATGTTGCTGATAATCCTGTTAATCCCATGACATCAGCTGGAGAAATACTTCCTACACTTGATGTTGCACTTACCCCAGTAATTCCTATAACATCGGCAGGAGAAAGACTTCCCACTGAAGAAGTTGCACTAACACCTGTTATAACAGGTGTAGAATCTATAACAAAACTTAAAGAACCAACATTAGATGTAGCACTAACCCCTGTTGGAGATATCACAGATGTTAAATCTAAGGTTAATGCACCAACACTAGATGTTGCACTTAACCCTGCTGGTTGTTCTAATTTATTAAATGAATCTCCGTAAGGTTCTTCGCCCCAACCATTTCTACCCCAACCAACTAACGTACCTGCATTATCAAAACTTCCAAGTCCTGTTTGAGCTTGTAAACCTGTTGGTGTTGCAATAGTAGTTATATCAAGAGTTAATGATCCTACTGAAGATGTAGTGCTAAGTCCTGTTAAATCTACTGGAATAATTTGAGCTGCTGTAACAGTACCTATACTAGATGTAGTACTTAAACCAGTTGGTGCAACAGAATATTCTACACCCCAACCAGAGTTACCCCATTGTTGTCTACCCCAACCTGATTCTGGAAATGCAGCTACTTCACCTACACTAGAGGTTGCTGATACACCAGTTAAAGTAATTGTAAGAGTATTAGATGCCCAGGAATTTTCGTTCCAGGCTACTGAAGGACTATTGCCACCCCAAACTGAAGCCATAAGGAGTCCCTCCTTATGCTATCCGAAGAATTGCGTTAGATGCGTCTGCTGTTGGAAATTGAATTGTAAAAGTTCCGCTTGATACTGTTTTGTCTCCACCAAATGCGATCGCACAAACTGCTTTGTCAGAGTTTGTATCATTATAAATCAAACATCCGTTTGCTGTAAATGAAGCAGAAGTAAAACTAACGTCTGCAAAATCACAACATGCAGTATCAGTTGATAAAGCTGGAGTTACACTTGTAAGTGTGGCACCACCCGCAGAATAAGCTGAACCTGATGTGTTAGATATTTCATTTGTTGCTGAATAAGCTGTTGTTGATTTATTTAAAGTAGCACTACTTGTGTATAAAGCTATTTTAAAAGTATTACCAGACGATGCTGTAAAATTATGTAAAGCTTGTAAAACTTCTGCTTTAAAACTGTTACATACTGCTGATGTTATTGCCATAATATTTTTCTCCTAATTATTGAGGCGGTGACTCGATTGGTATTCTTATTGTTCCATCCGTGTAATCGTCTCGTCTTCTTCTTCCAACTTGCATCGCTGCAAACTTTTGTAGTTCAGTTTTATATCTATTTTCATATA